GTTTTAGATCGGAAGATGTTCCTAAACGTAGACTTGATGAACTTCAGTTATGGAATTGTTTTAGTTATTATCCTGCTGTTACTAGTTGGGATATTTTAGACGGACAAGCCGGTAAATACATAGGCAAAGATAAAAAATGGCACCCAGGTAAATATTTATTTACTGTTGACTTTGCACATCCAGAGAGTAACATACTAGACACTGATCATTCTGAGATCCCGCACGAACATAAGTGCGCACACATAATTGCATTAGATGATGGTAATTATGCAGCACAACCTAACAACAGATGTATATGGGACATACCTTCGTTTACTGTGAAGGATAATATTCCTGATTGGAAGGTGCAAACTAACGAGTGGAATGTAGAAGATAGTAGTCAGTGGAGAACAGAAGATACTGATAAATTTTTTTACGAAATTGAGGAGAAAAAACATGATTAAAAAAATAAAAGATAAAGCTTTGCATTATTGGGCAAACCACAAGATTGAATCTCTTGTGTTTATAGTTTTAGTTGCAGCTTTAATTATTAAGTAATGAATTTAGTAGATTTATTAAAAAAAAATATAGTAATGGTTCCGGTCGTGGCATCAGTCCTGGTCGGAACTTTTACCGGTGTACGTTATGTTGTTAATCTCACAGATAGTATTAACGGATCAGAACAAGAAATAGTAAATCTACAAAGAGATCTAACGGTAGCTGAAGAAAAAATAGCGGAAATGAATACAAGACTATCGTCTGCGGAAGCTACATGGCAGATGGCAGAAAATTTATATAGACAACTAGCAGATCAAGTCAGAGAACACGATTACGACATTAAAGATCTAAGTAGGTAATGAGCCATGGAGATAGCCAGGATGAATTATTACTTTACAGGAATTCTTATTTTAATGTTAACAGCTCTAGCATTCTGCACAACTCCAGCGTATCCTAGAAATGAGTATCTCAATGATGGTACTAATACTTGCAGTACTGGTTCTTTTGACATATCAGTCGAGCAAAGAGCATCAGAATACTACCACCGTCCTTATGATCCTGCTAACGCTTATAGCAATCCTAGTGATGATCAATCGATAAGACTTACCTGGAGAAAATATCTAGGCTCAGCCTGCACAAAAGAATTTAGAGAAGTACAGACAGAAAATGCACAACTAAAACAACAGCTAGAGCTGATGAAAATGTGTGGAAAAGTCAACAATAACCCAACTATTCAACGTAATCCTAACTTCGCATTGCTAGTACAAAAATGTTCTGGTATAATCATTCCTGAAAATAAGAAGCCTGAAGGCAGTCATTGGGACGATCTAAAAGATAATTATAAGAAAGAGAATCCTGATATAAAACTTATGGGTGACAAGTTTATAGGACCAAATGAGTAATAAACCATTAAAAATTTCTGAGCAAGCTGCTGTGCAGATGCCGATGAAAACGGTTGCCTCATTGATAGCGCTCGTAGCAATCGGAACCTGGGCATACTTTGGTTTACATGAAACTCTTAACGCACACTCAACAAAGATTGAGTTAATGCAAAAAGATTTAGAACACAACACAGAATTTAGAATTAAATATCCACGTGGAGAACTTGGTCAGTCAAGTGGGGAGGCGGAGCTTTTCATGTTGGTGGAGCACCTCGCAGGTTTATTAGAGGACATAGACTCAGAAGTAAAGAGCATGAGAAATAATGCAGTTAACATAGAATTCTTACAAGAAAGAACAAAGAAACTTACAGAAGATGTAGAAAAATTAATTCGAAATGGTAACGGTCACTAATGATTGAGATGGTTTTTGCCCTGTTACTTATTGTGGACCACAAGATAGTGGAACATCGTTATCATGAGTCGTTATCAAAATGTCTCAAGGCCAAGCGCTATGCTATGAAGGACAAAAGTCCTGGTGATAGAGTTGTCTACAAATGCATACAATCTAAGGCAAACATAGAAGTATACATGGGTGAGAAAAAAATTACTTCTTTAATTCTTGACTAAAAAAAATAACAAAATTGCTAAACAATTAAGGGATAGACGTTACCATCAACGTGTGGTAAAAAATAAAAAACATTATGTCAGGAAAAAAATTTTTAAAAATACAGACGGAGATAGTTAATGGCAACTGTCCAACTTGTGAAGAGTATACAATGTTGGTTGGTATAACTAGAGAATTCTATAGATGTCTAAGTTGTGGTGCTGACCTAGAACAGTATATAAATGGTGTAATAAAATATATTCCTGCATTATCACAAGATACCTTAAAATCTAAGGTTGACGAATATTTCGATGGCAAGAAAGTTTAAAGCTTTTATTGAAAGAGATAAACCTAAGAAAAGACCTGGTCGTCACACGAAGAGGTTGAATAAACATAAAAAAAGACAGATGAAAGGTTGACATTATTTTCTGGGATATTATATTATCCGTATGAAAGAAAAAATAATAACTATAAAACCTAAAGGCATAACTCAAAAACAATGGGCAAATTTCTTATTGGAGTTAAACCTTATGAAGAAAGCCTGGAAACCTTATGGTGTTGATGTCGAGATTAAAGCACCGGGGATCAGGAAAACATTATTGTGGGGGACAAAAGTTGGCGGACAATTACCAGAATAAAATTGATCAAGCTGCCAATGATTGGAACCGCACTAAGGATCCGAAGTATAAAGATCTTTGGTATAAATTAATAAAGGAGTATGTGGGTGGATCTTATAATATTAAACGATGGAATGTATCAATTAGTTCCCATCACAAAGCAGATGATGGAACATATGTCTTTATTGGTAAACGAATTAGATCTGTTTGAGTTGTGTGATATTTTAAGGTTAAAACTTACAACGTATTATGATTATCCTATCAACGCTCATGTAATGAACGATGGTAGTGGTGACTTTTACGGGTGTATACAAAGATGATTTGAAAAGGACCTCCGTCCATACAATGCCTCGCGCTAGTCTCTGTACGGCAACCTAAGAAGCAGCAATTACTGTGGAGGTGTGGAGCCTTTGCTCTCCTGGGAGTACGTGCACGGAAACCAGGGGGGTTGATATGATTATGTTGGTTGGCCTTCTTGTTTTTGTTCTTGGTGACAACCAAATTTAATAAAGATATTATGTTTATTGACGTCTTCACGTCCCATTTCTTGTAATTTATCTAGCGCCATTTCATAACCTGTAACCATACAGTCATAGCCATCATCAAATTTTTCTGGAACTTGATAAGGAGGTAGACAAGTACCGGCAACTTGTGAACAAATTAATATAGATAAAATAAATTTCATTGACACCTATTGTATATTATGAGATAAATCCCATATGATTAATCAAAGAAAGGAGTATATTAGTTATGACTGATATAAGCAAATATAAAAACGTATCATTAGCACATAAGACCTATGACACTTTAGACCTTCTTCGCAAAAAGATGGTTCCTAATACTGTGCTAAGTAGATCACAAACAATTACAATTTTAGTAAATGAGAAAGCGAGTAAATTAAATGGCAGACTCAGAAAAAAAGACTAAGATTTGTGAAGTATGTAAAGGCAATGGGTTCGTTAGAATTCCTTACGAACAAGCAAGGGAAGAACAATGGGCCGATTGTGAATTTTGTAATAACCAAGGGGAGGTAGAAATTGACGAAACAAAACATTAGAGGACCTGCTGATCTTGAAGAAAGAATAGAGTATCTTACGAATCAAAACGAATTTTTAAAAAAGAAATTACGTGAGTCTGTTGATAAATGTAAAAGCTTTGAAGAAGAATGCGATAGATTGTTTGAAGAGAATAATAATCTTAGGATTGTTAGGAATGAAGGTAAGGTATTATGATATCTGAAACAGATATAAGTTATATAGCCGGATTGTTCGATGGTGAGGGTTGTATAACTTACAAACAATACATGCGTAAACGTAAACACCAGAAGAAAGCTTATCCTACCTGGAGTATTAGAATGGAAATGGCGATGACAGATGAATCTGTTTTACGATGGGTCCATGAAGTATTGCAGGTTGGTACAGTTGGAGAAAAAAGATACAAGACTCCGTACACTGTTGGTTGGAAAAAACAATGGCGTTGGCGCTGTCAGTTCAGAGATGCATATTTTGTAGCGCGTTTATTTTGGCCCTATTCACATGTTAAGACTGAAGGTATACAAAAGATTATTGATCACTACGGCGACCATAAAGTGATGAATGGTAATATTGTAAATTTAGAAAAATATAAAATAATGATGAGTTTAGAATGACAGCAGTCTATGGCGTGGGAATGTTGGGAATCGGTTTATTGGCGATAGCTGTTGGTGGATTTATAGCCTGGTGGATTATAAATAAAAATGATCTGGAATAAAAAATTTACTTACCCACCATCGACTAGATCTTTGGTGGATGGTAAAAGACATTACGATATCACCGGACAGAAGTTACCGAGTGTTACGACTATATTATCAGCGACACAGTCAGAAGAAAAACGAAAGAGTTTAGCTAATTGGCAGGCTAGAATGGGTAAACAAAATGCCGATAGAATCAGAGATATATCTGCTATGAGAGGGACAGTGATGCATACCTATCTTGAAGGATATATAAATAATACACCACATTTAGATCTAACGTCCGTGGGCAAAGAGGCAGGAAGAATGGCAAACATTGTTGTCGAATCAGGGCTCGGGGACCTGGGAGAGGTCTGGGGTAGTGAAGTAACACTGTATTATCCTGGATTGTATGCAGGTCAAACAGATGTTGTAGGAATTTATAACGGACGCGAAAGTATAATAGACTTTAAACAAACTAACAAGCCTAAACAAAGAGAATGGATTGATGACTACTTCACCCAGCTGGCAGCTTATGCTATGGCCCACAACCATGTATATGGTACAGCTATACAATCTGGAGTGATTCTAATGTGCAGTAAAGATGGATTTTTTCAGAAGTTTGAAGTATTTGACAAAGAATTTCAAGGCTACATGCATACCTTCTTGAAGAAGGTGGACCAATATTACGCCAATGTACCAAAGGCAAAAGAGGGTCAGGATACAAAATATGATCAAAAAGTATAGTAAATTATGGAAGAATCGACTGATCATACAATTGTATACACTTTTTTGTATAAAAAATAAAAAAATTTTTTTATTTTTTTTAAACCCTGGTACAATTGGTACAATTTAAAAAAGATAGTAATACCAATGGTTATTCGTTCATTTTTGTACCAAAGGTACTTGGTACAATGAGGTACAATTGGTACAATTGTTAAAAACACTAGTAATACCAACGATTTAAGGGGTCGCGCGCGTGTTTTTTATTTTTAATTTATAAATTATAAAATTAGGGGTATACAGATCTAATGAGAAGAAGGAAGAAATCTAAATTTAAACACGTCTTGATCGGTTCGAAGAAGTATTTCTTTTACCGGATTGAGTGGCTCGATATAACTGGGGATGCGGGGCATGCATCAGCCGAAGAATTTGATAAATTCGAATGCAGCAAAATGATAACGCATGGATACATTTATAAAAAAACAAAAAAATTTGTTTGGACTTTTTCATCTTACGAAGATAAGGACGTTTCATTTTCAGACCGTAATGTGTTTCCAGTTGGTTGTATTGTTAGAATGGATAAGATTACTCTTTAGAGTCTATTAATTTTTGAGTCTCAATACTCTCTTCATTAATTTTTTTAAGTCTTCGCTCTTCTTCTCTTAGCTCGTTTAGATCTGACTCACCAATGTGTTGAACGACGTTTACCAACAGACCTGCGCTCTTACCTATCAATGCTTCTAGTGGAGCACAATTATCTCTAATTTGTTTGTTCTCCGCTTTGTTTGATAGTTGTATCAATCTTTGTATGTAGTTAGTTCTATTGACAGCAAGACCTCTATTAACTTCATTACATTTTAATCTGTAATATCTTTGAACCTTAGGATTTTTCATAAGTTCGCATCCTTCAATTCTAGCCCTGTTCTCGCTGTACCCTGCTTCTATCGCTGCTTTGGTAAATGTAGTTCTACCTTGATTGTACGCTAGATAGTCACAAAATCTACGTTGCATCTCTGTCAGTTCTTGTACGGGATGCCATGGTTCTTTTACTGCAGGCTTTGGTCCAGGTTTAGTCATACTTGCAATATATAGATTTGTGGTCTATATATCAACACTTATGAAAGCGAAAGAATTGAGACAGTTTTTAGATAAATTCCTTGTATCACCTGTAGCACAGAACGCTAGAATTCAA